GGCTAAACAACAGCAAGCCCCCGCCTCAAAGCGGGGCGGGGCTATCGAAAGGGTGCAGGTATGGACTGGTTTAATTACGTTTACGGCGTTTCCGTAATGGTTATGTTCGTTGTTATTACTGTTTGCGTGTTGGTAGTGACAATAAATGCAGTTTTTCGTGACCCCCTCAAAAGAGAAACCGAGGCATATAACAGGGGTTACGTTGACGGGTTCAATTCACAGAAATAGGAAGGAAACAAAATGGCTAGTTTGGCAGAAAAGTACGTATTTGAGCGTTTGGCAATGCTAGAGAAAGAGCATGACGAACACCTCAAAGGTACAAGCGCTACCGCTGAGAAAGAGCCTGAAAACACAGACGGCGTAGAGTTCAAGAAAGATCCTATTACAGCCGTTAGGTATGAGACAGCTGCACAATGTAGGTTTACAGACGCAGATTATGGCTATGGTGACCTTGAAGAGTTGCAAGAAGCCGTAAAGCTAGACGATGATAATCTTTATGATTGGGCTATTAAAGAGCGTGGTACGGGTTTGCGTAGGAATAGCCCTATTAAGCGTAAAGAGGAACAGTTCGACTATCAGTTAGTTATAAAGTCTGATAACAAAGTAGATGTTCACGCATCATTTAGTTATGCGCCCGCTGTTCTGTACCGTATCTATGATGTAGCTGATTATGACAGGTTCGTAAGTATGGAACTTGACACAGAGGCTAAGGCTAAAGCGGTTGATGATATTCGTTCAAGCCTAAAGGGCGCTATTAGAACGTTGAAGGCTGAACAAAGCGAGGAAGAGGAAGAGGATAGCGATGAATAGGCAAGATGTTCACGCAATCAATCAGAGGTTAATAACGCCCATTGACTTTGACGTTGTTAATTATATGGGCTTTAAGGCTGCTATCTTTAGTGACCTATTCGGTATTGACCCGTATAATATCGGAGACAGAGACGCATATATACAATGTAGGACTAGGCTAATAGAGTTGTGCGGGCTTGCATTGGGTAACAACGACACTGTACCAACCGAAGAGCCTAATGCTCAAGAAGAGTTACTAAAGGAAGCCGTAGACGTTCTAAGGGGCATTAGAGACAATCTAAGGAAAACATCACCTATTGGGCTATAAACAGCCTTAGAAAGCCTCTCAGAGGCTCAAAAGGACTAAAAAGCGCCCTAAAACTGAATAAAACACACCAAAAAAGCGCCCCTAAGGTAAAATAGAGACAAAACAAACGTTCTACTAAAGCCTTAGGGGTGAATTATATTGAAGTGTAATAAACAAACGTTAGAAATAGCAGTAAAGCTAAAGCGTAAAGGCGCTATGAACGTTGATATTATTAAAGCCTGCAACATTACAGAGAGTACCTTTTACCGTTGGGTAAATCAGCCCTCAAATGCAAGGGAACGGGCGTTTTCAGAGGCAATAAAAAGCGCTGAACTGGACTACAAAACGTATCTAACCGATAAGATACTGAAAGCAGCTGAGGAACGTGACTGGAAGGCTGCAGCGTGGCTATTGGAGCGTAAATACCCTATGGAATACAGCCTAGCCCCTAAGAGGTTTGAGGATATTCAGAGGGCTGGTACAGACACAGACACCGACCCACTAAGCGAAGCACTAGAGGGGCTTGCAAAGGGGCTAGAGCATGAGCAGCGCTAGTCTAAAGCAGGCTCAAGTCATGGCGTTTCCTTACACCGACTATCAAGCCTTAATATGCGACGGTGCAGTGCGTAGCGGTAAAACGTCATTTATGGCGTGTTCGTTTCTCAACTGGTCTATGTCTAACTACAACAATCAGACTTTCATAATCGGCGGTAAGTCGATTGAGAGCGTAGTCCGTAACGTAATTAAGCCTTTGCAGTCTCTAGCATGGGCTAGAAAACGTTTCTCAATGTCATACTCTAGCTATACGCATGAGTTGACCGTTCGGCGTGGCAAGGTTAAAAACGTCTATGTAGTCTTTGGCGGTAAGGACGCAGCAAGCTACGAACTGGTACAGGGTTTCACGGCTGCAGGTTGTCTAATTGATGAGGTCGTTCTATGCGTGAGGTCGTTCGTGGAACAGTGCCTAGCCCGTTGCAGTGTTCAAGGCGCTAGGTTCTTCTTCAACTGTAACCCTGCTAGCCCTACTCACTGGTTCAAAAAAGAATGGATAGATAAGGCAAGGGAACATAACGCCTTGTATCTAAAGTTCACTCTTAGGGATAACCCTAGCCTTACAGAGGACACTCTGAGACGCTATGAGACGATGTACAGCGGGGTATTCCACCAACGCTATATTTTGGGTGACTGGGTAGCCGCTGAGGGCGTTGTATACGATTGTTTCGACAAATCGACCATGTGCAGGGATATAGACGTTGACGGTTCGGACGTGGTGTATTGCTCTATTGATTACGGCATTACAAACCCGTTTGCAGCCCTGCTATGGGTTGTACGGGGCGGGGTAGCGTATTGCTTTAGAGAGTATCGCTATGACAGCAAAGAGGAACAGAGACGTTTAACCGATGAAGAGCATTGGGCTAATGTAAAAGCGATGTTCAAAGGCTTATGGGTTGATGAAGTCATAGTAGATCCTAGCGCCTCAAGTCTAATCGAACTGATACGCAAAGAGGGCTTTTACAACGCGCGAGGCGCTAAGAATGATGTTCTAAGCGGTATACAACACGTTACAACTTTAATGAACACCCACAAGCTAATCATTTCACCTGCTTGTACAGGACTTATATCTGAGTTGAGTGTATACTCATGGCAGGGTAAAGGTGATACCGTCATTAAAGAAAACGACCATTCATGTGACGCAATGCGTTACTTTGTGGAGACAATCGGTATCAACTTATTAGACATGAACTAGAGAGGCTTACACTATGGGTCTAATCAATTCACTACTTGACAGCATAGCCCGTTCACTGGGTAGACGCATTCAAGGCATGGAACAATCACAGGCATACCGTGACAGCGGGCGCAAAGGTGAAGAGTTTTCAGTAGAGAGTATGGTATCTGAGAGCCTTGCGAACCTTATGACAATGCAGTTTACAATGCCTGTAGTTGGTTCGTCTGATAGAGCGGTAGCGCTTGACCGTGTTAGTACAGACTTTGTACGAGACAGCTTTACAAACGTTTGTTCTATGGCGTTTCTGACAGGTGACTGTATCACAGTACCAGCATGGAACGGACGTTCTATGTATAACTCAATCGTGACCGCTGAGAACTTCGCTATTCTAGGCGCTAATGGGTCAGAGATTACCGCTTGTATCTATATCGTGGACGAGAAGAAAGAGCGTAACGGCGCTAAGTGGACACTGCTAAGACTGATTGAGTTAGTACCCTACACCGCCTATGACGGTTCACAGACTTACGCTAACCGCTATAGAACCTATGTAGCTAAGAACGGCGTTATTCAAGAAGATGACGCATTTAAGCGTTTCCCCGACTGGTCTGCATATGGTGAACAGGCTGAGTGGATAATTCCTAACGTTGACCGTCTACTGATTGGGCGTTATCGTTCGTTTACTCTGAACCCCCAAAACCCTAATGCGCAAAAGGGTACGCCGATTTGCTACGGTGCGTCTAAGCCTATAGCAGAAATTCACTACCTAATCGACAAAATGCACGCTGAGTTTGCATTGTCTGAAAAAGCCGTATTTGCTGATAGGTCGCTATTTGTTAAGGATTACCAGCGAAACGCTGAGGGCGCTATTGTAAACGCCCGTCTTAAGCTACCAGAGGGTAGAGAGCGCCTATTTATGACAATGCAGGGTACAGGTTCAGACGGTTCACTACTCAATGAATGGGCGCCCACCATTCAGCTACAGCCCTACATTGACGCATTGGAGAAACAATATCAAGAAGTTGAGAAGTGCGTAGGTATTTCATCGGGCGTTCTATCCAACCTAAATGAGCAGGCGTATCAGAATGTTGACAACGTGCGTAAAGCAACCGTAAAAACTCAGTCGTTCATTGAGACAGGTAGAAAAGTCGCTGAAAGCTACCTCGATGATATGGTCTATAGCTGGAACGCAATCTATAACTACTACAATGTCACGCCCGTTGGTGATTATGATGTAGAGTACAAGTGGAGCGATGAATACATCAACACGTTTAGCGACCAGCAAAACGCCATTTTGGCAGGTAACGCAATCGGTGCTACCGATGCAGTTGACTATCGTATGCTGGTTATGGGTGAAAGCCCCGAGGTAGCACGTCAAAGGGTTGAGGAAATTGCAGCGTCTAAGCCCGCTAACCCACTGTTTGAAGAGGTTGAATAGTGAATGACAGAGACCGTACAGGGATAGAACTAGCAGCCCTAGCGGGTGAATTGGCTATCCTCATGGTGATAGCTAGGCACTTGAAGAAAGTAGACGAAAACACTACCTATTCGGACGTTGCTAAGTGGTCTCTAGTTGGTCTAGTGGATATTGCCACAATCGCTAATAACACGTCTAACCTGCTTACTAAGCGGGCTAGGCGTGTGTTTGCTAATGGTTCAGACGATATAGACGCATGGAGTGCCCCGCTATTCGCTGCAAACGCTAGGGCGTTTCAGAGTGTTCAAGATATCTACGCAGCAAGTACCGCCCTAGAGACTGGTCTAGGCTCAACCGTTCACACAATCGAAACAATGTTTTCTACCTCTGTTATGGGTCTAGTCAACCCACAGGGGCGTATCGTTCCTATTGCGCAGGCATACCGTGAGAGCCTACAGGAGGCAGTCTCAGCTATGCAAGCGGGAGAATTGAACTACGTACAGTCTATTAAGCGTATGACCGCTAGAATGGCTCAGAGGGGCGTTAGAGTGTTCTACCCTAGCGGGGTGACCCGTGAGTTGTATTCAGCGGTAAGCGGTAACGTCTATGACAACTACCGCATGACAATGCAGAAAGCCCGTGAAGAAGTAGGCGTAGCGTTCGGCGCTAACGGCGTAGAGATATCGGCGCACGGGCTATGTGCAGCCGACCACCTACCATATCAAGGCAAGCAGTACAGCTACATAGAGTTTAACCGTATCAATGACAGCCTAAGCCGTCCTATTGCGCATGGCTATAATTGCCACCACATCACAACGCCGATTATTCTAGGCATATCTAAGCCCGCTCAGAGCCGTTCACAGCTAAAAGAACTACGGGAACAGCCTCAGAGGATAGGCCATCCCCCAAAAGGG